GTATAAATGATTTGATAGCTTGATGTTAAATCAAGGTTACCAATTGCAGATCCTGTGCCTGCGCCGGTTACAGTATCGTCAGATACATCTTCACCGTCTGGTTCTCCGTCGCCGCCTGTAATATTTAAGTTATAACTATCAGTTGTGTCATAATTAAACTTGACAGTTTGCATTGCTGCTAACATTAATTTCCAGTCTTCAGTTTTTTGATAATCTGGATCAGATACTGTTAAGGAATGAGATAAAGAAGAACTAAATCTTATTTCGCCGCCTGCATTGAAAAAACCTCTACGAGCATTTGCTGAACCAAAATCAACAATAAACTCATGTATTACACTCTGTGGTAATGAACTACCACCCCATACAGTAGATCTTGAACTGTTTGCACCCGAAGATTCAACAGCAGCGTAATTGAAATTTATATCAAATCTGTTTGTTTCTAGTGCTGAAAGGTTAGCTTCATATTCAGCATATAGGTCATCCCAAATCAAACCTCTTTGATATTCTTCAAAACCCGATTTCAAACGAGTTTCAACATCTATTCCAATCAATCCTCCAGGTAAAGCACCTGTTTGATGGACATGTATTTTTGTGTAGTCTGATGCTAAGTTTTGTAAATCTTCAGCAGTAACATCGTTGCCAGGCAAAACCGGAGTTGACAAGACTGTATTATTGTATCCTTTATCTCCACTTCCAACACCTAAGAGTGTAGCAACTCTACCTTGTAGTGTGTTGTATCTAGCTGCGCCTACAATGTCTTCTACTGCCATAACTATTCCTTAATTAACTACGTATATTTATGTTTTCAAAATACACTCAACAAGTTTTTCTTCTGCATTTGTATTTGTTTCAAGTGCTATACCAATTAATGCTCTTGTTGCAGTAGTTGTGCAAACACCATCTTGCCATGCGTATACTGCTTGACCTTTTGATACTGGTTCTTTTACTCTTACTGGAACACGACCTTTAAGTGCAATAGCCTGTCCGTCAAGATCACTGTTCATCAAATAAGCAGGATTTTCACTTATAACACCAACTGCAATATCCGAACTCTTACATGCTGTTGCTTCTGCTTCGATTTCAGCACCACCAATTGCCATAGCTGTTCCAACAGGATACTCTTTATCAGTTGTATAATTTTCAGCTAGGTCAGCATAACGTGCTTTTGTTGCTGTTCCTGAAAATAAAACAGCAGAAAGGTTACCAGACGGATCTCTAACTGCTACTGTGTTTGCAGTATCAGCTGTGGACGCTGTTCTTGCAGTTCCAGCAACATCAAGTGCAGCAGCAGAAGTTGCTTCACCATTAAATGTATCTGCCCAAACATTTGAAAATTTAAGTGCTGAACTACCAATGTTATACTGAGCTGTTGTTTCAGGAAAAATACCTGTATTTGTAGCATCTACATTTCTAACACTGATAATATTTGCAACACCAACTCCGCTACGTGTAGCACCAAAATATATCCTATCACCGATTGTATTTTGTATTTGTCCTATTGTATCTGAAACAATACTTACAGACAAATCATTACTGTTACCAACTGTAAATCCTGCATCTGCAAATCTTGCAGTTGTTGTAAAGTTTGCTGTAGTTGATGTAAGGAAATCACTTGCTGGTTGTCCATTTAATTTGAGTGCATCGCTTGCAGTTGCCCAAAGAACTGGTTCGCCTGCAGTGCCTGCTCCTGTTGTAACACCTGTTGTGCTATCAGTATTAATCAGTGTAATACCTCGACGTATTAGAGTAAATCCTGTTAAATCTGGAACATCTGCAGGTTGTGTTGATCCTAATGTAAATTCTTGTGAGCTGATGACATAAACTGGTGTATCGTTAATAAGAGCAACAATAATAGACTTGTTAGCACTGAGGGTGTCTGTTACTGTAACACTTAACATTTGTGTTGTTCCGTCGCCAGCAGCTTGTGGACCTACAAGTATAAATTCACCTGTGCCGTTTTTTGCATATAGCTGGCTACTTGTGGTGCTATACCAAAGGTCGCCTTCGTTTAATCCTGCAGGTTCTGTAGCAGCAACTTCAGCGCCGCCTGCATTTTTCCATGCTGTTCCTGTATAGAATTTAAGTTTTGCAGTTCCTGCATCATACCAAACCTGTCCTGTAATTGCTTTTGCAGGTGCAGTTGTATTTGCAAAATGCTCTAGTAAATGCAAAAAGTTCTCGTTTTGTGCTTCGCCGTAACCACTGTAGTTTTTACCTATCAGTTTGATATCGGTAGTTTGATCAACTGTGCCGTCTTCAACTACAACCAGTTGGTTACCGTTAAAAGTGTTTATTATGTATGCCATATTCGCTCCTCGTGCTTACACTTATTTATCGTAATTATGGATATGTTACGGTTGACACCCATTCCCATGTATTCAAACCAAAATTTGCTCTTAATTCAATTATATGCCTATCCATTCCGAATGTAATAGTAGATGTTGGATCAGGACTTACAATAACATCTGATAATACAGATACGTTTTGAACACCCGCACTATCAACAGCTAAGAAACTTTTTACTACGCTAGAGTTTACATCAATTGGATCCGTTGTTGCGGTTGGAGATTCTGCTAAAATTCTGCACGTTGTATTATTTTGAACAACATTTGCATTAATAGGTATCCATACATTTAATAAATTTACCAATGCAGTTTCTAAGTCGCCTGCTGCTCCAAATCCAGCTGCACCAAATCCTGTTGCATTTACAGTGAAATATCTAGTGGCACCTGTAATTTCTTCATCTACATAACCTTTTGTTGCTGCAAGATCATCTGCCGATTCATTCTCGACACTATAATCTGCAACTAATTTACTTATTGGTTTTTTAACACCTGTAATATTTCTATAATTAAGTGTTCCTGGATTGATTGCTATATCGTTAAGAACATTAAATTCTAGTCCGTCAGCATTAGAACTTGTTATTACATTTCCGTCAATATTAATGTCATCAACATCAATTGCAACTAGTGTTCCAATACTTGTAAGATTACTGTTAACAACGCTAGGACCTAGTCCTGTTTTTGTTAAAACTGTTTCATCTTCAATTTTATATTTTCCAGCAATGCTGTCAATGTTAATATTAACTGCTGTTGTCCAATTATGGTTTTCGTTTCTATATACCCAGTCAATACTTCCAGAAGTTGTATTGATTACTATACCAGCACCGTCTATATATTCACTTGAACTATCTAGCAATGTGCTGTCGTCTGGGGTTGCAAGTTCAATAACCTTATCTGCAACCTTCAATGTTGTGACTTGTTCATTTACAACAGTTCCTACACGTAGATCGCCTTCAATACGCATATCACCTGTAACTACTAAGTTACGTGGATCTGCTGTTGTTCCTATATGAACACCTGTAGTTCTTGGTGATAAACCGTCAGAAATATCACCACGTTCAATACTAGGATTCGGAGCATCATTAAAAATACCCATACGTTGATTAGCTGCATCAAATTTAAATGCACTGTAAGTTAAAGGAGTTCCTGATCCAAGGTCTTGGCGCAATTGTAGTTCAAAATCATTATCAGGGCCGGTGTTGTCGAGAAGTGTTTTTGTTCCAGATTTTTTAATGTTTAATCTATTATCATTACCAACAAAAATACCATTTGGACCTCTAAAAGTAAGTGTTCCATACGCAGTTCTAGCACCAGCCGGATTAGTATCATCAAGTGTGCTTAAGAAACTATCTTTAGTAAATTGATCTCCAGTTGAAGACACCAATTTTTCAGCACTATCAGCTTTTCCATAAAAACTAAAGTCTGCAAATCCACTATTAGGATTGAATCCTGTTTTTATATCAGTAAATCCGGCTATTGCAGGAAATGGTGTAAATGTTTCTTTTGACCAAATACCAACATTACTACCATTAATAAACAGTTTTACAATAATTTTATTTTGACCAATTGTATCTTTGACTGTTACTGTTTCAATACCTGATTTTAATTGAGATTTTGTGTAGGTAGGTCCAACTGGTATTAAGTCAGTTCCGTCAAAGAAATACATAACATTTTCAACACCATTAATCCAAATATCTCCTTGCACAAGAGTAGAAGGTTGCGTAGATGAAAATATTGTGCTATCAGTGCTTCTAAAAGTAGTTCCGTCATATACTTTTAATCTGCCTTCAGCTGTATCATACCATAATTGTCCTCGTAGTGGTTTATTAGGTGGTGCAGTGTTTGCAAAGGATTCTAATATTGCAATAAAATTTTCATTTATGCTTTCTCCAAACCCTTGATAGTTTTTTCCTATTAATGCAATGTCTGTCGTATTAACATCTAGTTTACCATCTACTAAATCTACAAGTAATGATCCGTCTGTTTTGTTTAATTTATAACTCATTATGTTACCCCGTGATAGATGATAAAGTTGATTGCAGCAAACGGTGGTGTAATATCTAAAGGATCGTTAGGAGTGCCGTCAGTTATAGATCCACTATTAAGTAGTCTACTACCTGTTCCGCCATCAATTCCTCCTCCACTAATTGTTTCCGAAGAACTTGTTGTAGCGTTTGTTACTGCATAAAATTGTTCACCTGTGCCAGCAGCACGTAAATCGTGTGTGTGTTCTGGCAAATTTGGTTGCGTAATAGTCACTTCGTCACTACCTGATACACCGCCCATGCTACCTGTGCCGCTATTAGTTATTCGGTTTGCTCCACCAGGAGTTCCTATACCAGTTGGTAAGCGACCTCTAAAATCCGGTATACGGAAAAAGTCTGTTGCACTACCAGAATATGGATTACCCCAATACCAGGTTGTTGAATTACTTGGATCCCAACCCATAGCATCAGCAAGTAGTCGATAATTAGTTGATCCTGTTCTAGGTTTATCTGTTCCATCGCATATAAACCAACCAGTTGGTGCAACCAATCCTGCCCACATCATAACTGTTCCAATTGGCAGTGAAGAAATTTGTGCAGTTATGTCTGCTATTGTGGTTTTGAATACTCCTAAAGTTCCTGTAGGATCTACTGTAACATCGTCTGCTGTTGGTCTATAGATGATGATTTCATCTGAGCTAATTAATCTACCAAGTTGTGTTGCTACATCTAATTTTGTGTTTATAAAATCATCGTTAATAGTGGTTGTAAAAGTTTTTGAACTTCCGCCAGTTTGTCCATCAAAACTAAAAGATGTTGCACTTACATCACCTGTCATACTAAAAGTAGTAGGACTAGTTAATTTGCTCGATGAACCTGTAACATTGCCAGTTACATTACCGTTGACGTTGCCTTGTAGATTACCGTATACTGTATTGGCATATATACCGCTGAATCTTTTACCTGTGCTACCTATGATACCTTGTCCGTTTGTATCAGGTTCCATAACAGTTCCAACAGGGTTTGTCTGGATTACATCTGTAAATGTAGCTCTGCCACCAACTTGTAATTGCTTTGCAACCCCTAAACCGCCTTTGACAGTTGCAGCACCTGTTGTTGGTGCTAAACTATCAAACTCACTGTTTACAACAAGTTTACCAGTGGTATCTAATTCTGCATCATCGCCTGTTTCTACACCAATATTGAGATTGCCTCTCATGTCTAATTTTTCTGTTGGACTTAAAGTATTGATGCCAAAATTACCATCGTTGCTTATTCTTACAACAGGATTAGTGCTTACTGGAGTTCTTATATCTAACGTTCCAGCACCAGTTAATTCTAGTATACCGCTTTGTCCTTCAACTAATGCACTAAAAGTTTTTACTGTGCCAATTTCAATACCTGCATTAGGTGTTGTAAGTTTGTTTTGAAATACTTGAGTGCCGCCACCTGCATCCTTACGTGCAAGTGTTGCAACAGCAACAGTTCCTGAAGGCTGTGTGAGTGTTGGATTTTCTTGTATATATGCCGCTTGCTCAACAATACCTTTGATGTTTGCTAAGTCTCCGCCTACATTTGTGCTTAAAGTTGTGCCTTTATATATTTTAGAAAATCCAGACCATGCAGCCTTAGGTGTAAATTCTGTGGCACTTATTACACTAACAGGTATGTCATTTACATAATTTACAATTACATCTCTTTCTACATCACTGGTATCAGTTCTTGTTTCAGCTAATGCTCCTGTTTTATTACCAGTGGCAAAACTAGGCCCTACAAGAATCCATCCACTACCACTATACAAATATAATTGGCTAGTGCTTGTGTCAACCCAAAGATCGCCTACTGTGCTGTTAATGCTTTCAGGCTCTGCTCCGCTTTTTTTAAGACCTCCGGCAGCAACCCAATTTGTGCCATCATATATTTTTAATTGATCAACATCATTGGTTGTATCATACCATAATTGTCCTTCAACTGGATTTCTTGGTGGATTTACATCAGCAAAATTTTCTAACAGATGTAAAAAATTTGTTAATATAGGTAAACCATAGTCTGTGCTATTTTGAGGAGGTAATTGTAAACTAGTCTCAGTATTCGGACTAGTGCCTTCAACGGTGATGCTACCTTTGTTTGCTGAATCTGTAAACGGAACATTATATGCCATTAAATGTTACCTCCACTCAAACTCTGCACTCTAACTGTATAATCAATTTGTATAAGTCTGTTTAAGGATTTTTGCACAGGATGGAATATAACATGTGTTATAAGTTTTCCTGTGCCAGTTGGTGAATAACTTATCAATCCAAGTTCATCAAAAACAAATTGGTCTTCGGCATTGGCGGCAGTATCGTATGCTGCTTGACCATCTGGCTCACCATAATCTAACAAACATGAAACTAATATGTCAGTATAATTAGTTCCACTTAAATGCCTTGTTTCTATTTTGTTCCTTGTTGGATCAGTGTTGTTTACACTTTGATCATCAACTACTTTTGTATAGGTTTGATTATAAAGGCTTGCATTAGTTCCTGTGCTGTTGGGTGTGAGATACGTAATTATACCAGTAGGATCAACACTTGTGCCTCCATTGCCAAACGCCATTTCATATATAAATCCTTGGCCAGCATTACCGAGGCTTTCTGCCAAAGCAATACTCATGTTTTCATAATGAATAGCATTACGTTTGTTTATAAAGACTTCACCAGATTCTGGGTTGTGTATCTTTATATGTCCTTCAACGTGTATGCCGCTATAATCAGTTTTTTGTTCCATGTTATCTCACCTATACTGTATTTATCGTGGTAGCGATATTGTTTTGTCTCTTATAAATCTTGCGATTTTATTTTGGCTATCACTGAGCGATAGTGAAGTATTTGTATCAACTATATCGTTCCAGAGATTACCATTTTTCTTAACTAGTAATATTTGTTCACCAGTCAACGGTATATTATCAGGGTGTGCATCATCCTGTATATTTAATATTAACAGCGTTTTTGGTTGTCCATCAATATACGCTATTTCCATTGTATATTCAGCTGGCACTATTTCGTCACCGTCTGGAGAATCTAAATCAACTGCTGCATTAAATTTATACCAATTCCTGTCTTTGAGTTTGTTGTTTGGTTCTAGAGGTAAAGGCTTTCTTAATCGTCTTCCACCAACAAAAATATCAACCATACTTGCTGCTATTTCATCAATTAATGTTTCAGACTCAAATGCACTTAAACTGCTTCCTATTTTTGTAACGTATTCGTTTGCAGGAGTATGAAGATCTACATCTAGTAATATTTCTCCTGTGCTACCATCAGCAAAATCTGTTAAATCAGTAATTTGTTGATTTTCTTTATAAGGAATAGTTTCTTCAGGTCCTTGCCCTACAACAGTTGTGCCGCTTTGATGCACAGTTGCAATGCCTGTTCCTAATGTTCCTCTACGTAATCCAGATAATGTTGCATTTTCTACAGCATAATATTCAATACGTTCTTTATCAATCCATATTATACCAGGCTGATTTCTATTGCGATCAGGTATTGTAATTCCATCAGCATTTTGTAAAATAATTTGACTATCATAATAATTTAATGGTTGTGCTAATGTATATGTATTTTGATTATTCAAACGCTTGAAGTGGAATCTGTTTAGCATGTCTTTGAATATTCTAAATCCATATTTAGGTGTTGATACACTACCTGCAAAATGCAACACTTCTATTGTGCTGTTTTTGTTTACACGTCTTGCTAATTGGACTCCTGTCTTATCTGCATTTAACACGTAATCAATTTCTGGTGTCAATAATTTGCCATTTTTAACAATCCAAACATAGTTTGTGCTTATAGCAGGCTTGCTTAATTCTAAATATCCTTTAGTTAGATTATTTCTATCTATATAAGCATTTGTTCCTTCTGGAGCATGTGTGGTTGAAAACACAACATCAAAACTTTCTCTTTCAAGTCCAGTGATATCATGATTACTAAATGTATATATTTTAACATCGTGTGTAGATCTAGGAGCATATGCAAAATTTAGCGTGTCGCCCTGTGTGTAATCAAACCCTGTCAATGTTACAGTTTCGTATGTGCTATCATTTCCATAAGTAGCAATTGCTGTAACACGTTGTGGTGTGTCATCGATTGTAAATAGAGCTTCCATATCTCTCAAATATCCATACAATTTTAATGTTACTGAATTTCCATTTACACTTTTTTCTTTGACAATACCTCTAACAGTTGTGCTATCATCTGTCAATGCCAATATTATTTCATCTCCAACTGGAATGCCGTTAGTCCACGCAGGACTTGTTGTTTCAAATGTGATACTCGTATCAGTAAAAGTATATTCCGCATCTCTAATAATATGCACTTCTAATGTATCGCCTACTTCTCCAATTTGGTTAGAAGTTAAAACTATCCTACCAGTTATTGCATCAAAGTCCCAATATTGAGGTGCAAGATAAGTTTCATTAAGGTAAACCAAAATATCTCTTTGGAAAACTTTTGATAAATTTTCAAACTGCCATTTGTCTATTTCATAACTTCTATCAGAAGTTATTATTATTTTTTTCCTATATCCAGGATTTAATATCTTATTGTTGACTTGCACAATTATGTTGTTTGCAATAGGTAATCTATTGTAAGGCAATAATACAGAACCGTTTGGATTTTTCGCTGTTTTAAATTCGTGATAATATTTTACATCGTCAGGAACAAAAGATTCGTCAATTACAATTTGACTAAAATCAGGAGTTGTGTTATTATACACAGTATAATCAAAAATGTCACCTATAGCACTTTGTGTTGTAAGTTCAATTTCTAATGTTCCATTATTATCTTTTGGTTCAGCTAATTCAACATTTCCGTTTCTTGTTACAAATAAACTATATTCTGTGCTGTATTTTATATTTGTATCAAGTCTTGTGGTTTTTTCTGTTGTTACTATTCTGTCACTATCAATTAAATCTAATCCATTGTTATCAATAAGAATAATATTGAGATTTTTATTTGGTTCTATTGCTGTGCTATCTGCAAAAATAAATGTGTTTGTTTTCCAATCAATAGTATATTCAGATTGATCAATAATAACATCGTCTAATTTAGCAATAACATTTGTTTGAGATGCAGCAACTCCACTTAATGGATATTCTAATCTACCATCATCGGTTAGGTAGTTATGAACTGTAATTATACCTTGGCCGTCTTGAACTCTGTTGAAGACTTGTATATCAAGTGCATCGACTAACTGTCCTGGAACTTGCTCTTCTGGACCTTTGCTCGTTGTTGGCGTAACAAACCCATCACCGTCAACAGTTATATCACCTGCTTGCACACCGGTAGCTGTAGAAAGCGCAAAATCGCCGCCTTTTAATTCTATGTCAAAGTTTGTAAAGTCTGGTGTTGTAGTTCCATCACTAGATGCTTTTCTGAATATTACAGTATCGCCTGTTGTGTTTGCAACATACGGAACATCGTCGAGTTCATTGAATTTTTCTAAAATATCGTTTACAACAATACTTGTGGTTATACCGTCACCTGTAATAGGAGATATAACTGCATATGGAATCCTTGGATCTGGAGTAGGCCATTTTGGACTGTCTAATCTAATAGGATTTTCACTAGTAGGTGCTAATACACTTTTAAAGTATACATTGTATTCAACATTGGCTTCGAGAGGAAGAGCTAAATCTAAAATATCAGTGCTTCCATCTAAGACAAATATTTCATCATCAAATGTAGTATCATATGTGTCAAAACTATTGGCTCCAAAACCATCGGCATCAAATCCAAGAGTATTGCCAAAACTGATTGTGTCTATCTGAACTCCACCATAATCAATTCCGTCCATTACTTGTGCTAAATCAACACTGCCGTCTTCATTAGTGCCTAAACCAGGCATACCAGTTGTAGGTTTATAAAAATAACTAATCCTATCAGCAGCAGTAAGCATACTTGCGTTTCTATAATAATCAACCAAAATTTCTGCACCCAAAGCAGGTGGTTCAGTAAAGGTAATAGTGCCCAGGTTTCTAGTATAACCTACACTTGTATCTTCTTTGTTTCCTGGGGTGTATTCACTACTTAATGCTTCAACTCCATTTACTGTTACAACAACTTTTGATTTTCTTGTGTCAATAGGCCAAGTAAGTGTAAATTCTTCTTGTGCACCAGTTCCTGTAAATGTTTCTGTAGGAACTTGAAGACTTGTGAATACTAAGCTACCACTTACACGGTCAAACTTCATTAACATATGTGTGGCTTTTGCTTTACCATTTCCAAGTATAACAATTGCTTTTGCTGGTGTAGAGTCTTCGTCTTGACTTCCATCAAATGTAATTGTAGGAGCTGTAATGTATCTAGCATTACTTGTATTAATTTCTATTGAATTTACCTTGGTTCCTGCAAGAGATGCTGTCCCTTTTAGTGTAGGACCTCCGCCGCCGCTGATTGTAACGTTAGGACCGTCTGTCCATCCACTACCACCGTCGTAAATTTTAATTTCTTTGATTTCAAAACCAACATTATCTAACCAATGTTTCTGAGGATAAGTTTGAACAAAAGGACTATATGTCTGAACTTCGCTATTAAATACACTTGTTCTTTCAGCAACAATACGTCCTTCAACTGCATCATAACGTGGCTGTAGGTCAAAATCTGTGACGCTTGTTTGAGAAGGTTCAGTTTTTTGGTAACTGCTAACATATTCTCTAATTTTGGTTTTGTAAGGTTTAACTTCGTTTACATAATCTTGATAATTTGATAAATTATCATTTTTAAATGTTATTTTCTGTTCTAATTCGCCAACGTTGTGTTGTGCTTTAACAAAGCTGGTTTTGAATATCCAATCAATATTAACCTGTTCTGATAATGCATATCTTACACTTGCAAAGAATAATTTATTCCATTCAACTTCTAATTGATCAACAAATATTTGATTTTGTAATGATTCCATAATTATACGAACTTCATTAACTGGTTCTCTATCATACAAATAAGAATCAAATACTTGATTATCAAAACCGCTTGATACATTTTGATATAACAATTTACTGAATTCTATTGTTCCGTTTTGTCTACCAATTACTTTATAATTTACAGTATAATCTACTTCTGGCTGATTATCTATTTTTTCTAGTAGAAGCCAACCGCCTGAACCTATATTTTCGATTTTAACAATTTCACCAATAAGGTCATTTGTTGCTTCAAGAGCATAGCTGCCTGGGACTAAATGATTTATAGCTGTTGTTTCATCATATCCATCTACATAATAATCTACATATTGCCAATACAGAGTTGTGTCATATGATTGTATTCTTTCAACACTCCATTCTCGTTGTGCAGGTGTATAATTGTATAAACTCCAAAATCCGCCTATAGTGCTATCGTTTTCTACTAGGACAGTAAAACGTCTTACAATACAAATTGTATCGGCACCATAATTTTTACCTTCATTCAAAACTACTGCACTAGTTACTTGTCCTATATTATTAATATACAATTGTATTTTTGCACCAGTTCCTGTGCCTCTAATGTCAACTGTTGGACCTTTTCTTACACTACCAGAAACATAACTAGTGTCAATATATCCTCTACCAGGATTAGTAATTGTAACACTTTTTATTCTACCGTCAATAACTGTAGGCGACAAAGTAGCAGTTTCAATTTTAGCAACTGCAACAAATCTTAAAAGATTTTCACTTGCAATTTTTACATCATAATCATTACTGTATATGCTAGGCAAAGGATCAACTTTTTGTAATCCACTGATGTCAAAATCATCAACAATTAAATTTTCCGCTAATACACCGTTGACCCTTTCAACTATTTGTTTTAAGGCTTCAGTTTTATTAATAAACATACTTTGATTAGGTGTGTTTAAAACACCATATCTACGTGGTATGCTTATATCTATATCAGGTATTTGGTTACTGTTTTTATCATAACCAACTAAACTGTCTATCCATTTTTGCACAATATCTGCATTTGGTTTACTTGAAGGCACACCTTCAGTTAGAAGCTGATATTCACTATGAATGTTGTTTTCAGTTTCAAACTTTTTCCATTCAATATGCAGAACTATATTTTCATCCTTGACTAGATTTCTTACGTTATAAAGTCCAAATTTGTTGTTTTCATAGAACGCAACAAATCTGTATCCTTGCCCTGCAGGATCTTGTATAAGAAGTGTAACATCAAATGCACTAATTGATCTTGATTCAATTGAAGGCAATGTTTTTTTATTTTTTACCCAATAATAATATTTGTTTGCAAACGTTCCTGTAACAGGATCATAAATGTTTGCTATTACATAACTATCGTCACCATACTTAGATGTTCCGCTAATGCCATCGGCTAAACCTTCTACAGTGTCTGCAATATCATCCCATTCTGTTGGAAGTAAATCACTTTCAACCCATTCATAGACATCTACTTCAAAACTAGGTAATGGTGTATTCCAGTTATTAGTTTTATATTCTAATCCACGTTGTCTTGTATTAAACCACTTAATAGTGCTTAAATCCCACCACAGTTTTCCTATATAACTACTGTCCCAAGGTGTTTTGTTTCCTGTATTTGTGCTGCCTATATTATAAACAGCAGGATCATAATATAGTTTATATGACAATTCTTGTTCTGCAGGTCCTGCAATTTTTCCCTGCACAGGGTCGATATAATCTAAATATGTTACAAGATCTCCATTGGTTTTATCGTATAAGAAAACATTTTTAATTTTTGTTAAATCAACAAAATCTTGAACTAAACTGTTTGATGTCCATGAGTTTGTATTTTTGTCAGATCTAAAATCTACAACAAAACCAGTATTTGTTCCAACACCTGCATCGTTTGTAAACAACGAACCAGGCTGTCCAACAATAATATGATTATCAATTAGTTTTAATGTTGGTTCAACTGCTTTTGTTGTGTCTCTAAAATAGCGCATTTTTTCTGCATATATCCAAGTATCATTATAATTTTCAAAAATGTATACTTGTCCATTATCTCTTACAGTGTCTGTAATTGTTGTAGCACTATTATCAAATTGTGTTGTGTTGCTATCAAATGTAACTTGAGAAATATTATCTCCGTTTATACTCATAATACCTAATTTATTATTTGCAAAATCGATACTATATCCAAACGCTTCATTTGCATCACCTTTTGGTGAAAATAATTCTTGTTGAAAACTATATTCAGGATTATCACTATCAAAGTTATATCTAAAAATATAAACTTTTCCGTTGTTTAATCCAGTAACATCACTACCTATAGCACCAACTGCTATATCTTTTCCATCATCAGAAACAGCAAGAGCTTGTCCAAAATCTTCTTCTAATTTTATATCGCCATCAATATTGGATTCATATATGTAACGGCCTTGATTATCATTATATCTGTATACACTTATACGATTAATTTCTGTAAGATCCAAATAACCTGATATAGCTAATACACTGCCATCTTTACTAACGTCAAAACTTTTACCAATTTCAACAGCAGTTCCTAAACCAACACTGTCACTTTCAACTGCTGTAACATCTCCAAAGTTAGGCACAAACCCTACATAATCAACATATTGATCTAATGCTTCCCAATCTGATGAGCTGCCAGGTAAAACACCACTACTTGCAAAAATATTAGTTGTAGCTCTATACAAAATATAATCGGCAAATACTATCTCATTTTGATAATAATTTTTCAAAGGATCAAAAGTGCCTTTGTAATTTTGATCTCTAGTATAGTTGAAAAAATTAACATTTGCTAAACTATTTTCTATAAAATAGATTCTGCCGTTATCTGCTAAACTTCTTATGTAGAACCTATGAACTAAATCGTTAGTAAATGCCGATTTAATAGCAATACCAAATTGTTCATTATCTCTAGCTACAGGAGATAAGATTGTGGTTTCTAATTTATATGTTGTTACATCTTTTTTGTAAACATGGATAACACCTTGATTGCTATAACCGCTTAGATTTCCTGTGGGATCTGCTTCAAGAACATCAACCAATTCCCAATCTTGAGATAATGTTCCTATTGTGCTATCCGCAATACCAGCCGGTGTGTCTCTAACAGCTCTCCATAGTGTTCCTCTATCGCTTACAATATCATATTGTAAATAACTTGCTGTGCCGTCAAATTCTCCAACATACTTACTGCGAACATCACTTGCTAACGGCGCACCAACTAAAATGTATTGTCCATTTTGAGTTACATCAACTGATGTTCCAAACCCAGAACCGGTGTCATATAAAACACCTGTAGAAATTAAACCAGAATTAGTTGTGTGTGAACCCATTGCTGAAGTATCAACAGGAGAAGTAAGATCTTTATCATTATAGATACTAAATGATGTAGAAGTCAAAATAGAAACATAATAGTAATTGTCGTTTAAAGCAGTAAGTCCTTCTGCGTTTCTGATTTGTATTCTTTCACTTTCTCTTAAACCATGCGGACCTGAAGTAGTAATTTCACCTGGATTGCTATTCACAATTCCTACAATACCTACTGATGAAATTGCTTCTGGTTCTAGTGTTTGTAATAATGTGTATTCTAATGCTTCACTTAATCTTGAATAAACGGCTACTTTACCATTCAAGCCAACATCAGGCATACCAACTGCTAATACTTGATTGCTGCCGCTTGCAGCAAAAGCTGTGCCATATCCTACATCGTTAAGGCCTTCTTCGTTTGGTATTTCTGCTTGTAGATTAAATATTTTTGTATTTGAAATAACTTCGCTTTTTTCGGCTCCGTTATTGTCTATCCATAAATTATCATTGTCATTGATATCGTAGTCTATTAGTAAAGCGTTCACATCGGTGATATTTGCTATTCTGCGACTGTTCAGCTGACTTACTATTCCAAGAGTGCTATCGCTTAAATCAATTTCATCATCGCCGATGTCTTTGTTAGAATAAAATTCTACAACATTTAATGATACATCTCTAGCTGTCCAAAATCCATTTACATCCTCGTTTATATTGTTAATACCGATTATTTCACCAGTTGTAAATGGCACAGCTCTATCAAATATTGCTGTGAATCCTAAATCTGTTTTTATAATTTTGTTTATACGTGCAGGTGATTGAATATGCTTGTAAACATTCCAACTCTGTTGAACTTCAGGCACCCAAATATATGTGTCTAGGTTAACTGAATTAATATCAAAACTTAGAACATCTTTTAAACTACGTGCAATAAAATTAACTTGATCTAATGCTACATATCCGCCAGTCTTTGTATATTCTTCTAAACTAGAATTAGTTGGAAATGGTGCATGATCATAATCTTGGTTTTGCAAGTAAACTTTATTTTTAGGATATTGGTAAACAAGGTCTGTTCGGCTAATATCAACAGTGTTTACAAGTTCAACAGTTTGAGGTTCAATCCTAAATTGTTTTTCGTCTAGTTGATATTCAACTTCGTCAAAACTATCTGTCGCACCATACTGTCCTAAACGTATTGCCCATTCTTCATAAAATTCAAGACTGTCTTTGTCTGCACTGCCTAACTTGTCAAATAGTTTTGTTAGTGCATTTTTTGTGCCTTTGTCTTGTAACATTCCTTGATAGAATTTGTATTGTGCAACATCATCATTGATTATGTTTTCTAAATATTGACGTTTTTGATAGCCTATCAAATGCTGTGCTAAACGTTGCTGTTCGCTGTCAAAATTATCAGTATCTAAATCATAAAAATCAGTGAACTGATTTGCTCTATAATCCCAGTTAGGCATCAAAGAACTTTCAGGACGTTTTGGCAACACATTCCAGTTGTTAAAATCAAATTCTTCTGTGCCTGTATGTGTTACAGTAGCAGTATAATAAAATTGTTTATATTTTACTAGTTCGCCAATGTAATAATCTTTCCAAGATTCCCATTCTGTGACAAGTGCTTCATCATATGTGAAGCCTGGAATATTTAGACTACCGTTCCACCCGTCGGTTCTATATCCTACAATCTTTATACGCTCTTGTCTATAGCCTGGCTCAGGATCATATATTGTATCATTGAATACCGTGGTATTATCAATTAGCACAACATGCTCTTTTTGAACAAGCGGAAGTTTAACAAAGAATATGCCTTGAGCTGTTGATTTTGGAGTAATACCAAATTGGTTTGTATTGTCTCTAATTATGTTAGTAAAGCTACTTCTCAGTTTTGAAGTATCGGCTTGTAAAACATCCAGACCATAAAAATTGTCAAAGATATTATCTACAACAAAATAATCTTTAGAAAATTTAAGTTGGTTAGCTGCGGGACTTAATACGATTACACTTGCTTCTGCCCAATTTTGTGTTGTCCAAAACAAATATTCTTTTATAGCTAACCTAAAATCTTCAATACTTTCAGTTTCTCTATTATTATAATCAAAAACAAATCCTTGTTCTTTTAAATATTTTTCATAACCTAAAATAAAATCAACGACTTCTTGTATCTTTGTATATACAGTGCCATAATCAACAACAGAAGGAACAGACTGATATCTTTTTCTAATTAAAGCAGTAGCACCACCTGTAATAGGCAACTCGTTTAATTGTGTATACAAAGTGTTGTCAAAATTTGTTCCGGTTGTGTGTGTTTCATTTATCCTGTAGAATCTATTATTGTATTTTACAATTTTTCCTGCGACAAGTTGTTTGCCTTCATCCCAGGTTATAAAACTATCACTGATGCCGCCAACGTTGATTGCAATATCGTTTGCGCTTTCAAAAGGTTTATAGATTGTAAAGAATGGATCTTCTTTATCATATCCAGAAACTTTAAATCCTCTATCTACTTTTTCAATTACTATTCCACTATAAGAAATGAGATTTTGCGCACTACTTGTGTTTAGGAAAATTTGATAATTTTCCTGAGGAATAAAAACATTACCTTGATTTAAAGGTGTCCTACTGTCTAATACTAGTTTTAATTTGTCTTTATCTGCAAATCCTGCTAATTTAATTCCCATTTGTGAGTTTAAATTTTGTAAATTATCAATATATTTTTCATAATTTGCATTGATATTGCTTTGTAAATAATTTTCTATATAATTTACTAAACCCAATGTTTGATTAACTAAATTATTTGTTTTAGTTTTAGGAAAAACTAGATCAACTGAACGAATTGCTTTTTTGTTATTGTAAACATAATTACCAGCAAGATTCCTACTAGTTCTAGATCTATCAAATGCAATTGCAAAAACTTGTGCAGGTCTATTTACAATCATAGCTAGTAATAAACTAAAAGCATAATCACTACTACGTCTCCATGCTGTTTCAATAGGTGCTTCATCTCCAAATTTAAATAAAACATTAGACATAGTTGTGTAGCTAAAATCTTTAGCATACCCGCTGGCTAGTGGATCTAATAATTGTCCATATTCGTTTACGGGCAAATGACTTGTCAAGCCTGGACGCACATATTTTTTTGCAACAATAAGTGGTTTGCCTGGTTCTTTAATATAACCATTTTCAATGTCTTTCCACATTATCAAATTATCTTTTGTATAAGGTGCTGGACCGTATTTGGTTTCCCACCATGTAGGCTTAACACTAAATCCTAGCATTTCCCATGGAGTTGTATGAGGTGTGTCAGTTTCGTATGCCATTTTGTATACTGCACGCCAATACCCTGGTAGTTGTTCACCAGTAGGACTTACACTCCTGCTGTAATTGTAAGTAAAACCATCACCTCGTGTTACAAAATCATTTTCAGTATAATCAGGATTTCCTACCAATGGTAACCAAGAAATAAAGTCACTTATTAATATTTTGTCTAATGATTTTTTTGTAACATTACTATTGCGATAATTGCCTTCTATGTAATCATGTATATTTAAAATAGACTTATCATAATCAATTTTTAAATTATTATAAATTCTTTTTTCTAATTCTAAAAGTAGATCATCTCTATAATCATTATAGGCAACAGATTTACTACCATCGTGACCTATTATTATATTGGTATTTGAAGAATATGTATTATCTACTTGCAATGACGGAACATACGAAGGATAAATTCCTATTTTTGTTGGAGTCGGAGGAACAAAACTACCTTCAGTATTTTCATACTCATAAATTTTAATTACATCGTCATTTTGCATTGTCGCTGTAATATCTACAAATCCGTTATCGGTAAAAGTATAATCAAGTCCATAAACTAATTGTGTATCGTTAATGTAAACATACACAGCTTTTCTACTTAATTGTTTTACATTGAATATTTTTGATAAAGCATAATATGTATTTCTGCTATCTAAAACTTTATATTCAAGTAGTTTAGCACCACCAAATCCTAACATATCAGTGCTGTAAAATGGCATATTTTTTGACTTGTTTTTTGTCAATTCTTGCATAATTAAATCAACATGATCTTTTATAGGTCCTACAAAAGAACTATTGGTTGCTGCTTTTAAAAATTCCCTTTTGAATTTGCTGTATTCTGTTTTTGCTAACCTAATAGCTTTTACTATATTTGCATTTTTATCTGTTAAATGATAAAGAGGTAAGTTTATAGGTCCGCTGTGTTGTAAGAACTTGCGTCCATATTTTGATACTATACCCAAATCTCTAAGATTACTACGTCCTGGTTGCATACCAGAAAATTCTGGTATTTCAGCAATCATGCCTTCAACATGATCATTTACTTGACCAAGTGTAAATTCTGTAATATTATTGTTTAGTGGGTTGCGTTCTAAATTGTAGGGTATTTCATAATATCCAACATCTGTTTTTTCTGCACTGCTTTTTGTTTTAATAATAATAACATCATCTGTAGATAATTCTTCAACTAGATTAATTTTTCTTACAGACAAGTCATCTACAAAATTCCAATCAATGCCTTGTATTAAAAATTTGTTGTTAACAAATACCTTACAAACCAAGTCTGTTAGATTTGCACTATTTTTATATACATCAATAGGAAAGCGATTTGTTATATCATCGCCAGTGTATTTTCTAATCACATATTGACTGCTTAATTCATTTGCTTTTGTCCAACCGTTGCAATAGTATGTGGAACCGTTTTTAATTTTCTTTAAAAATAATTCTTCACTTGCAGTTGTAAAAATAGTATTATTTGTTTCATACTCGTAGCTTTGAGTAAGCAAAGGAAAATCAAATACTATATCACCTACATTGTTAATATTTTTGTAAGATAATGGAAATCCTAATTCTGTGTCATTTGCACCGGTGCCAACTCTATATGCAAAAATCCTGTTACCATTAAAACTGTTTGCTGGATAATAATCTGTGTCACCTACGCTATATCCATTGCTATCAAATAAATCAAATTTTGGTGCTTGGTTTAAGGCTGTTTTATCTTGCGCAGATTGCCATTCTGTTCCGTTATACCAAAACATCTTACCAGCATTTTTGTTACCATCTTTAACTAAAACTGTTTGGTCTAATAAAGGATCAGTGTCTTCAGTTTCAATTAAACTAATTTGAGTTGTATTAGTATGTGTAATAAATTTAACTTCATAAATTTTGCCGTTTACTAAAGTATCAGGATCTGCTGTAAACAAAATACGCATACCCTCTACAATATCTATGCCATCGATATTGTATCCTGCTTGTCCTTCTATATTACTAAAAACATCTTTAGTATAGGTATCAACAAGATCAACATTCTTCTTTGCTGTTGATCCATGATTATACAAACGTATGTTTGCTTCAAATTCTATAATAGGACGTTTTGCTCTAAACGACTCGTCTAGGCCTGCATCTTGATTGTTAATTTGTGCAGCTAATTCTATTACATCTTTGTGGAACCAACGGTTATATCTTGCCCAACCATTTCTGCTTTCATCTGCTCTGTTAATACAGATATAATCTTTTGTTCCTGCAAAACTTTTTGCATCGCCAAAAGGAACTCTGTCAAAGCCGTTTGTATCAAATGGTATAAGTGTATCTTGTGTGAATATA